CGGTACTTCCATTAAATTTTGGAATTCAGAGTTCAGACCCAAAAGTTGGATTAGGTGTGAGTAAGCGTCTGCGTGTCTAACTTCAGACTCCGCAAAAGTAGCCCCTACGTTTCCAATCTCTGGTTTCGGTAATCTTTTGTAGATATCACCCCAAAAGGTCTTAACCGCAATCTCGATTTGTGAAATCGCAAGCATCGCTCTTTGTACCGCAGTTTTTTCTTTTTCATTCAAGTGTACTTTGAAGTCTTGAATGTCCGAGGTAAAATTGAACTCTGTATGAACCCAATATGAGTGACGAATTGCGTCAACATATTCACTCAATTCAGGGTATTCATAAGGTTTTAAGTTCACCCTTTTAGAGAACACATTCGGACGATTAACTGAACGGTAAATAATATATTCTTTAGCCACATCATTTAGTCCGTTATCCATCAATTTATTTTCAACCATATCGTGAATTTCATCTACGTGTGGTACTTTGAGTTTATCTCCTCTGTAGAGACTTTTCTTTGTGATACGTGCAATTTTTTCTGCCATTTCTTCGTCGACCTTACCAACGCTTTCCATAGCTTTCATTACCGCATTTCTGATCTTATCAGACTCAAATAAAACTCTGTCACCACTACGTTTGATGACATATCGTGTATCACTAGATATCATATCTAATAACTCTTCCATTGCTTATAATTTTTAAAATTTAGTTTTGTTGTTCACGTTGTTTTCTTTTTTCCATGAGCTCTTTGATACGATCACGTTTTTGTTCTTCCTTCTTTTCTTCAAATCCTAAGAAGGTTACCGAACTTTCCGTGTCAATCTCCAACATTTCATTATCAAACTTACAGTTCTCGAAAACAACACCATCTTTACCAATACGAGATTTGGTAATGGCGATGGTAGCCAAGTTCATTTCTTTTTGTTGTAAGGTCTTTGCCACGGAAATGATAACGTGACCTACTTGAGCCTTCTTAATACTACCACCCATCTGGTCGGTGGTTACAACCTCAGAAGATATAGAGCTTCTGTTACCCTGTGTTGCGGTCCAACCAACAACATTCAATTCATGACAGAGAGCTTCAAAACCTCTCATTACTGAACCTTCACTTTTCCATTCATCACCCAAGTTCTTATCGGGAACAATACAGTCGATATAGTCGATCAAAAGCATATCAATCCTATGACCATCGGCAATCATCTTGCGGATCATATTTTTAATTTGAGTCATCGTGTGAGTATCTGAAGGTAACTTTTTTAAGTATAACTTATTTGTCATTTCTTCTTTTACCTCACGAGCTTTCTCGAGAACTTCATCTCGGTGATTTGGTAAATCGTCAGGAGCAATACCTGTCCACATGGTAAAGTGCTTTCTTTGAATAACCTTAGGATTATCCTCAAAAAACAACTGCAATACACTGTATCCGTTGTTGAAGGCACTGTTGGCAATCTTAGTTAATACTGTTGTTTTACCAACACCTGTGGGAGCCAATATCACACCCAATTCACCCTTAGCTAATCCACCCTTGAGGAGTTTGTCTATACCCACAATTCCCATAGGGATTGGGTGTCTAAAGTCCTCGTTGAGTACATCGTCTAAGTTATTGAAAACATCTTCAATTTTGTTGTTGTTTTCACCAATTTGAATGGCTGTTCTGAATAATTCTTCCAACTTTTCATAGTTCTCAAATTCACCATTGTCTAGAATTTTTTGAGACTGAACAATTGCTTTTTGGAGTTCTTGTTGTTTGCAGAATTTTAGAGCTTTTTCTTGTACAAAACTTACACCGTCTACAGGTGAGTCTTGAACTTGTTTGATGGTATCATTCAAGATTTTCAACATAAGTTCCTGAGGGAACTCACTTTTGACTATCTGTGAAAGAGTTTCATACGAAGGTGTACAATCGTACTTTACATAGTACTCCTTGATCAATTGAATTAAGGTCTTAAAGTACTTATTCTCAAAATGAGAAGGTTCGATTACGTCAATGATTGAATGCGAAAAATCTTTATCTAAAATTAGTTGGTTTAGTAGTTGTAATTGAAATGTATTTCCGAGATATTCGAAGTTTCTTTTTGACATAATTTTTATTTCCTTTTCTGTAAGTTATAAATACGCTCAAGCCAATGTATAGTTCAGGAACTGAGTATTAAAATCTCGCCCTGAAAAGATGTCAGTAAGGTTCCGAAGTACACTTTTTGCCTCTTGGCGTATGTCTACGGTGTATCTTATTTTAGGTGGAAAAATTTTAGCATCTAATGTTCTTTGACAAATTGTCTGTTCTCCGATTCTGATGAAAAAATTGAAATTTTCTGGTGCATCGGTATTGTCAGTGTCTAAAATTGTGGAATCTTCCATAATCTCATATTGGTTGTCGAGCATGTACACAACAGTTCTCATTTTCAGAGTTTGTTCGAACGCTTCCACTAAATCTTTTACATATTCATAGAGGTCAACGGAGAGTCGTGCGGTGGAGTTATATCCTCGTACATTGAAGTAACGTTGAATAACAATGTTGTTATTCAATGTGATCAAAAACTCCATTTTAACAATATCTTGTTCTTTCATAATAAAATTAATTTGATTGTTTAAATTTTCTTTTTTCTTTTCTTGTTAGTTTTGTAAACGGTTTGACGAAGTTTAGAAAAGCTTCATCGGTTTTAGGTAAAAATTTAAAGAAACCATCGTCTGTCATCATTCTGATAAGATTCTTCGACCCCCTACCCTCGGGGTCAATTGTTTCACGATAATAAAGTTGGACAAGTTCTTTACCTTCCTCAGTAATCATTGGATTGGACAAATCCACAATTCTCTTGTTGACATCAAAGAATGTTTCCCCGAGTTCACCATCTTTTGTCTTTCCTTTGACAAGATTCTGTAGTGCTTTGTTAGTTTCATTCTCCTGAAGAAGTTGATTGGTTTTAGATAAAATATCATCTACAGAAACCACTTCGTCAAGGACCTCAGGAAAAAACTTCAGAAAAGTCTTCTCCCCAAGTCTCTCGATACCATCAATATTATCGCTCTTGTCACCCATTATCACCTTAAGGGTTAGAATGTTTTGATGAGGAATTTGGTTACCCATAATGGATACTTTATCCCCCATCTTATACATCACTTTAATCATCGGTGAATAGATGGATGTTGTTGAATCGATGAGTTGCAATAGGTCTTTGTCAGCGGTAAAAATGATTTTATCTTCATCTTTAGCCACCTGACAATAGTGAGCAATCAGGTCATCGGATTCATTGTTGTCAACCCTGAGTTGACGCACGAAACATTCCTCCAAGTATTCTTTGACTCGTTGTTTTTGAATAAGATATGATTCGAATTTGAATTCGTTCATATCTTGTCTACGATTCAGTTTGTACTTGGGATATATTTCACGTCGTTGGGATGAGTTGCCGTCACCGTCCCAAAAGACAATGACCTTGTCGTAGTTGTGCTCATCCAACTGTTTTCTAAGTGTGTTGAGAAAGTGGAAGACTCCGCCGATGTGATTTCCATCAACGAAGAATTCACGGACTCCATGGAATCCGATTTTGAATAAATTATCTCCATCTACTAAAAGAGTTTTCAATTCTTACCTTTTGAAAGGTTCGACATAGTGTAAATTTGATAAAGGGTACGTAGAAATCCTACGACACCTATTACTATAAGGAATATACCCAATCCTGACAACATATCAGAGCGCCTCAGGGTCTTTCTCTTCATGAAGGGAAAAGTCCCCGTCTGAACCAATAATCTCCTTCCAATAGTCTGAATGTTCTTTCTTGTAAGATTCAATAGAAGACTTCTCTTCGGCAGTATCCTTACCCGCCAAGAAACCGTGAGGAGTAATAATAATCTTTCCGTCTTCATAACCCAATCCGTTGATGTGGTTCTTCATTACAGAGATTTTTGAACGGATTGCGAACTTCACCGTTCTCTTGTCTTTGGTTGCGGTAATCTTTGTGGTACCAGCACCTTTTTGGTTACCGAACAAGAAGACCAAAGATGAATTGAGCCAAACTGACTCACCACCTTTAGCTTTAATTTTGGGTTGTCCAAATGGATTATCTGGTAGTTCAACCCATGGTTGATTCACAATAACCAAGGTGTTTTCGTTTTTTGAATCCGCTTTTCGTGAACCTGAAATTCTTTGGTTGATACCCATTCCGATTTTGTCTGCAAGTGTCGCTGCGTTGTGTTGCTTTCCACCCTTACCTTCATACGTCATTTTCGATGGTACCGATCCGATTGAATCCCAAAGAAACAACAAATCATATTCCAATTCACCCTTCTCTTGAGCATCCAAAAGATCATTGATGTATTCGGTGATTTGTTCAATGTAACTAAAGTTGTTATTGAAAATAAAAAATCCGTCCCAATCGATTTCACCAGTCTCTTGGTCTACAACTTCTTCA